TGCAAACCCTCGGTTATACCGTATTTATGCAATGCTGTACTTCTAGTGTACAATCCTTTGAACTAGATCGTATTATATCACGATGAGCTTTTCATTATAGATAAATCTTATAAGATATTGACTTGTATAACTTTAAGTAAAATTTACTTACAAGTTTAGCTTCTTGATCCTTGAGATTGGCGATGTCAACGACACTCGCCCTCGTCTCTTTGGAGAACAAGAACCTGGCTCTATCCCAACCATTTTCTATAGGTATCGCCTTAAGACCGTCAGTGAGCTCTTGCTCTAACTGGTCGATCTTATGTGGTAACCGGAAAGCGTCTAAAAGATATATCCAGAAACCTGGGTTAAAAGGTTTCATGAGTAATTCTAGTAATCTCAGTGCTAACCCCCGTGTGGCGAATAGCGTTAATGCTTCAGAAATGAAGTTCGCTAATACCATGTGGGCAGAATCCTTTTGTCTTTCAAATTCTCGATTCGCTAGGTTTCTTAAAGAAACCCAAAGCGCATCCGGGAATTTGGCAATATCTGCACTAAAGAAATCTGTATACCTTCTCAGCGTGCGAACGTTGATTAGGCTGATTTCCCTATACCAGGTGTTGTTGGCAAAAGTCATTAGCAAAGTGGTACGACAAGTCTCCTGTGCGGTTCGTTTATGTAACAAACCACCGGGCAGATTACGTATCAACTCTAGAACTCCCTCGGGTGAATGGCAGAAAACATCTATAGCTTGTAATACTAGAGCAGGTAGGTAGTATGCACTTCGCGAAGCTGATAAAATGATACCAGCTCCGAGAGGCGTTATGTCCAGTCCAAAACCTCTTAGTTTCTTAGCAAACTCTGTAAATCTTTTTGAGATTATAGATTTTCCTAAAGAAATTTTAAGGCCAAGATCTGCCATGATTTTCAAGTATTCCTCAGCGGCTTTATCGTGATTTATCACAATATCGTCACCAAGAATACAATAATTACCAAGACTAGGTCTTTGTTGAACTTTAATAAACGCGATTCTCGCAATCACATGATGTGAAAGCGCAAGCATAGCCCACGAACTCAGAGCACCCATGGGTTGCCCTACTTCGTATCGGATAGCTAGACGTGTTTTCTTAGGTGATATATGAGTCTGATAGAATGTACCATCTGGTCTAGTATGCAATTTACTTTGAAGTAACCCACCTGGGTCTTCAGTATCTGCATCGAGATTAACGATAGTAGTATCTTCATTGGCGATATACAACCAGTTTATGTCGAGTAATTCTCTCCATAAATCTCCCGGAAGACCCAATTCGTTTAGAATTTGGTTCTGAAGGTCAATAGGTAATCTGTCGGTTGCTGCACTAAGATCGAAACCAGTTAGATTTTCTCTAAAATCTGATCTCGTTAGAAACTTGTTAAAACAAGCTTCTTGAT